AGCCATTGCCGATCACCCTTTCGGCCGTCAGCTCGATTTCTTCGGCGCCAACCTGGTACGTTCGGATCACGCTGTACCGTTTGCCCTCGAACTCCACGATCCGCTCGCCGCTGTACTCGTAGGCGTGAACCGTGAAGACGTATTCCGGCCTGAGACCCGCCGCGGCGCCGCTGTAGAAATCATTCCAGCCGGCCGACTTGACCGAGCACAGGATCGTCGTCCTGGTCTCGACTGGCCGCTGATTGCCGATCTCGTCTTCCTCGATCGTCTCGCCGATCAGCGTCAGCTCGTGGTCATACGTCGCCACCCGAACCACCGCCCGCCGAGATGATCAGGTTGTGCAGCCGATACTGCAAATGCCGCGGCATCGCGCCGGACTCGTCTCGGGACTGGTAGCGCCACGTCGCAAGATCGACACAGAACATGACATGATTCATGTCGGCCGGGTCCAGCTTGATGCCTTTCTCATGTTCCAACTCCCGAATCACGCCGGAAACGATAGCGGCCAGGTAAGTGTCCCTGACCGCTGTGGTGATTCCAAGACGCGCTTTGACGAGCGCGAGAATTTGCTGTTCGTCCATGCGGATCACCCGCTATCTTTGCGCTTGCGCTTCGGCTTCTCCGGTTCAGACGTCCTGCCTTCTTCGTCCGCCACGTACCCCAGCACCTGGAGCTCTTCGACCCGGTCGCCGTCGTACACGTCGCCGACGCGGTATGTGCGCTTGGTGACTTTGCATTTAAAATCCTTGAGCACTTCGGCCACGCTTATCCCTCCTGTCAGGAGGCCGGGCGCAACGGCCCGGCGCTCAAGATTATACTTCCGGCGTCGGGTCCGTGATCGTTACCAGCGCGAACGCTTCCGGCCGGATCGGCTTGCCGTCAAAGCGGCCCTTGCCGCGGAACGCCATTTGGTCCTCGACAAATTTGACGTGTTCGGACCGGTCGATCGTGATGTCCTCACGGATGACCATCGTGTATTGATCGAGCACGCCGAAAATCACCTTATCCACGTCCATGTTCTGGTTGAAAACGACCGGGATGCCGCACAGGTCAGGCTGCGTCAGGTTCGGCAGCTTGCCCACGACATTGCCAGCACTGTTGACATTGATCGTGAACTCCAACAGACGGTTGTAGAACGTCTGCCTTTTCATCACAGCGACAATCTCGCCATAGCTGTCGTCTCCAGTGTCGACGAGCGAAACCTGTTTCAGCAGATTAACCAGCAGCTTATTGTCGGCTTCGACCGTGACTTGGTTCTGAGTCGGAATCTTCGGAATGATGCCGTCCGGTTGCTTGTTCGCGCTGCCCGTTCCTTTGAGGATCGCCAGATCCAAAGCCTTGGCCAGCGCGCGGGCGATCTTGCGGACGACGTAATCGTCGATGTTGATGATGCTGTCCTGCAACAGGTAGTTGTCGACGAAGGTGACTTTGCCAAGCTTGAAGCCGTCAAAGTCGACGTTGGCGATCGTGCCGACGTCACCGCTCGGGATGGCATCTTTCATTTCCATCCACGTCGCCGGCGAGGTGTCGGTGTCGATCAGGATTCGCGCCGTGCCTTGAACACGGATCTTGTCCACGCGCGGATACAGCGTCGTGAAGTCGCCCACGATGTCGAGGATGCGGTTGATGATGACATTCGGGATCGTGAGCTCACCGCCGGAGACCGCGCGCAGGTTCTTAAATTTCTCGTAAAATTCCCGCACTTCCGGCAGGTTGTAGTATTCGCCGGTCTCCAGCATCTTGCGGACTTGTGCGATGTGATATTCCTTCGCCACTTGAGATTCACCCCTTTGTTGATTTGCCGACCGCACTTCGTCGGCCGGAGGTTTTGCGTTGAGTTGCTCGAGCTCGGCCTCGAGCTCGGCGATCTCGCCCTGCAGCTTCGACTTCTTCTGCTCGAGCTCGCCCTTCTGGGCTTCGAGCTTCCCGACTTCCTCCTCCACGGCGGCCAGTTCCTCGTCGGTCTGCGCCTCCGTGGCGTCCGCCTCCAGCTCCGCGCTGCGCGTTTGCAGCTCTTCCTCCTGGATCAGGAGTTCAGCCAGCGCGTTCTTGCGCTGCTCAATCTTCTTGCTGATCAGCAGTTGCCTGAGTGCCAATGTTTCTCACCCTTTCGATGATTTTTCGGCGCCGCGCCTCAAAGAGGCGGGCGCGGTGTTCCTTTACCTGCTGTTTGCGAGCCGCAACCCCGGTGTCCTCGTAGGCCGGGAAGGTGACGACGCTGACCTCGTGCAGATCGACCTCACGGATCGTCCATTTCACGGAGCCGTCTTCGCGCCACTCCGTGTCTTCGCGGACAATATTAAACCCGAACGAGCACTGATCCACGTCCCCGCGCTTTACGCGCTCATAGAGGTTCATGGCGTCCGTGTCGTTCGGGTTGATCTTGATCTGGCCCCACAGCCCATAGCTGTCTTCGCGGAGCTCCAGCGTCCCGGCTTTGTTCCGGCCGAGCACCAGGCGTGTCTCGTGGTTGATCAGCGCGCGGATGTCGTTCGACAGCGTGTTCGCGAACGCGCCGGGCGCGATCTCCTCGAAGGCTCCCGGCCAGAGCTCCGTCTCGCGGCCGAACACCGAGAAATACCCCTCAATCACCAGCTCGCCGCCGTCGCCCTCCGCGCGCGTCTTGAGCTCAGTCCGGAGACTCCGCGTCTGCCTCGTATCCCTCAACCGTCATCACCTCCCTGCTGGAGTTTGGATTGGTCGCCGATCATGCCGCGCGGGATGTAGTTTTCGAGGATGATTAGCTCGTCTAGACCTCCCCGCGGCGACATGCCAACCCAATCGCGGACCTCATTTCCGTCCATCAAGCCGCGGACATACATGTCCATCCCGATCCGGGACAGCTCGCCGAGATCGTAAGCGTAAAGGCTTCGGGCCGACAGGCGGAAATACAGGTCCGGCGCGTACAGGATCTTGTTCGTGAGCTCCTGGCCGATGATCGTGCCGATGGAAGCGATCCGCGTCCGAATGAAGTTGTTCATCTCGTCCTTCTTGAACTCGCTCACGCCAACGAAAAACGGCGGCACGCCGAGCATAGCCGCCACCGTTCGTTTGTCAATCTGGACGCTCTCGTGAATTGCGATGTCTTCCAGTGTGAGAGGCTTCACCGTATCAATCCGAATGATCCCATCCGGCAGAATCCACGGCTTTCCGCTCTTCCCGCTGCCGATGTATCGTTCGATCAGCTTGTCGCGCTCTTCTTCGCTCGAGAATTGGCTCGAGTCCGCATCGACCATCACGATCACACTCGGTCGCCACTTGTCGCCCATAAAAGCATTTTTGGTCCGAGCGGCTTGCGCGAGGTTCGCCACAACATCCTTGAGGATCAAGCGATATCCGCGACCGCGCCACGGTTCCTGCGGGTCCGGGTTGATCTTGAAATGCAGCACCTCGTCGTGATTGTATGTGCGGCCGTTGATCATGACCTGATAGCCAGTCGCCAGCCCAATCGCGTTCTGTTTCGGTGGCAGGATCGTCGCCATGTGCGCTGGAACCGGAATGAGCTCCTCAAGATAACCATCCCCGCTGAACATCGGGAAAACAAACGCGTTCCCATCCCCCTCGAGCAACATGGTGTGCACGATGTGATAGAGCCACGCCTTGCGTGTCATGAGGCTGTATGGCTCGATGTCCACCTTCCGCGAGAGCTCATTCTGCACCCGCTCGTGCCCGCCTTCGACGTTGCGCATGAGGTGGATGGTCATGTTTGACACCATGTCCGCAATCCGGTCGACAGCCATCCGGACTTCCGGGCACTCGGAGAGTCGCACGTACCCGGCCGGCAGTGTCAGGTCTTCACCTTTGAGCCAGTACCCGAGCAGTCCTTCACTGCTTCGCTTCTCGGTCGGCTGCCGCGCCCGCTGTTTTTGTCGCTTGCTCACGCCGTGGACTCACCACCTTTCAACCAGTTCTCTTGTGCCTTCGCCTGGTCGGTATCCTCCAGGTATCGCACGCAAGCAAAAACAGATGCATCGAACAAGTCGATACGTCGGTTCTCGCTGATTTTCTCGTATTGGATCAAGTCGTCGGTTTTCTCGATGCCGTGGACGTTCTGGACGCAGTATTCATAGGCGTCGGAATGCAGGTAGTAGAGCTTCCCGAGCTTCGCTTTCTGCTCGATCCGCCGGAATCCCATCGACTTGCGCCAGAAATACTGCGGCTCGTCAACCAGTTTGAAGCCGGTCTTTTTGGCGTCTCGGAAGAATTCGGTCGAGAACTTCCGGTCGAAGCCGATTTGCTTGATGCGAAAGCCCTTCTGCTTCATCCCCTTGAACCATTTCACGATCTCGGCGTGGTTTGTAACGGCGCTATTCGTCATGGTCAGCCAGCCGTCATCCTGCCAGCCGAAGAGCGGGATGCCGTCTTCCTCGGCCTTCGCGGTCGCCGCGACGATTGGAAACCAAGCGTGCGTAATGATGATCGCCACATCCTGATATTCCCCATACAGCGCGGCCGCCGTGAGATCGTGTAGTTTCGCCAGGTCGGCTCCACCGTACCAGTTGATCGGCAGTTTCGCGAGCTCTTCCAGCTTCCATTTGTACTGACGGTCGCTGGCCCGGAACTCGTGGATATCAAAATAGGCGTTCATCGCGGCCGTGTAGACGTTGAGCGACTTCGCCAGAAAATCCTTCCGCTGCTGCGGGTCGTTCTGAGCCTGCAGTGCGTCGTTCAGGATGTCTTCCGGCCGGATCGTCACGCCGTAGTTCGGGTTCGCTTTCTCATGCTGGATCGGGTTCGTGTAGTCGACGTTCCCGCGCTCGTCCTCATCGGCCTTCGCGATAAACACGAAATACTGCTCGTCCCGGACGGTCTTGTCCAGAATCTTCTTGCAGTATTGCAAGCGCTGGTAACAAAACGACGACATGTCGTCGCCGGCCGTCGTGATGCCGATCATGAGCTTGTTCGTGTACGCCTTCATGGCCTCCTTGATGATGTTGTACTGCTTCGGCCGTGTGTAGGCGTGTAACTCGTCGGCGATCGCGATGTTGCAGTTGAGCGAGTCCTGTCGGTCCGGGTTGGCGGCCAACGCTTCGATGTAGATGGAACCGTCGCCCAGGTCGCCGCTAATGCTGTGTTCCTGGTTATTGTTCAGGATCCGGAAATTCTCTTCCTCGCCCATCCGCTTCAGGTTGTAGAGGATGAACTCGAACGCCTGCTTGGACTGTTTGAGCGCGTGAGCCGTGATGTAGATTGTGGCGCCGGACTTGCGGCTGAGAAGCGCGAGCGCCCACGCCAGCGCAGCAACCAGGCGGGTCTTTCCGTTTTTCCGCGGAATAAAAATAAACGCCTCTTTGTAACGACGTTCGTTTGTCCCGGCCTTCCAGAAACCGAGCAGGTTGTAGATGATGAATTTCTGCCACGGTTCAAGCAGAAACGGCTTCCCACGCAGCGGCGTCCCGTCGAGCGCTTCGCCTTTGTCGTGGACAAAGGTGCGCTCGATGATCTGGATCACGAATTCCGGGTCTTTCGTGCGCATCTCGTATTCCGGATTGTTCAGGTCGTCCAGGAATCGCTGCGCGGCCTGCACCAACTCCTTGCCGGCGATCTTCCGCCCCTCGACGATGCTCCTGGCGTACTCAAGCACCACGTCAAGGTTCTTCGCGTCACTCAAGGGCCTTCAGCGCTGCTGCCAGCGCGGACTGTTTCTTCGTCTCGATGGCGATGCCATCTATGGTCTTCGGATTCAGACACAACCTGTCCGCGTACGCCAGTATGTCTTTCCGGAGGCTCTCGAGCGTAGCGACGATCGGCGCCTTCTTCGATCCGCCATCCGCGGTCGGCACCTCGAATGGGTACCCTTCCGCAGCGAACCGTTCGGACAGCGCGGCGTATTGCTCCCGCAGTTCCGCGTAGATCTCGATGATCGGGTCGAACTCTTTCTTGTATGTCCCGAGCTCCTTCATCGCCCGGATTGTCGATCGTTTGATCGCCGCCTTCGTCTGCTTCGCCATCGTCTCACCTCCCGGAAAAAGTTTCCCAGTACCCGCGCTATTGGAAATGGGGCCGCCCGCCCGGTCCCCAGCGGCCTCGCCCCGAACCCCGAGGGGAGGGGGGGGG